TAGGGGTGCATCATACTTACTTAGATTTGGATTCCTTTTTTTCTTCTGTCTCATTAGATTGTCTCCTTTCTAAATATTTCATTATCATTGATAGTCTTGAGTCATACTTTTCAATGCAGTCTATCTCTTTATCCATAGCTTCTATGATATCAGAGTGTTCTCCAATACCTGTAGACCTGCTTAAATATATTTCCACATTGGCTATATGTTTATTTATATATCCTACGTAATAGGATTTCAAAGCTGATAATAACATTTCTCTCATTAATTTTCTCCTTTAAAAGTTTTTATAACGTCAGATGAAAACAACTTGTCTAGTTTTAACAAGTACATTCTAGATGCATTGTGGTCTCCACCTGATACACTTCTCTTGTAATCTAATCTATCAATTAGTTTCTTGAGATTCTCCACATTAAAGACAAGTGTGCAAAATACATCATTACCTATGCATAAATTATGAAACCAATAGTCTGCTTCTGTTGCATTGATACCACTAGGCTTACCATATGATTCATATTCTATAGCTATGTTGCCTGTCTTTTGCCACTTATCTCTTTCACTTTTTACTTCTATCTTTTTGTTTTGTAACATATCTGCTACAAACTGTTCCCTGACTTTACCATACTCTAGGTCTATGTCAAACTTCTTTCTGTCTTCTTTACTTGGTGCTAGGTTTTCCATGTATATCTCCTTTATGTTTATGTAGTTTTCTACCTTTAAAGAAAACAATTAAGTTGATTGTCGTATTAATTGTAATGGCAATAAGTAACCACCATTGCCACCACAATATCTTATCTGTTACTTCTAACATTAACTAGCCTGTATGTCAACCATTTCACAAGCATCAGCAGTACACGCTAGTTCTTTAGAGCTACTTGTAGTGTCCTCTTTCTCAAAGTCTGCTAACTTTGACCAATCAATAGAGGTAGGCATCTTCTTATATAACTCATCATATTCATCTTCGGTTATATCTTGATAAGGTGCTTGTGCATATGTATGGTCACTAAAAGGTAGAAAGGATATACCTGATACCTCATTAAAATTTCTATACACCCAAGCTCCTACATCCATCCACTCATCTTCCTTTACAGATATAGTCACAGATGGTTTATGCTCACACCAATGTCTTTGAAACATTAGCCAATATTCTAACTGCTGTATAGCAGTCATCTCAGTTCTAGTGATAGCACCTACAGGTGACTTCATAGGAAAGCTAAATACAGTTGTACTGTCAGGCTTCATCACATCAGGCTCACTAGGAATACCACTCTCTTTCATGAACTGTGTGAGTGGGTCTTTGTTATCTCCACGTACAGTTCTAATGTAGAAAGGATTATGTCTTGCGTGTATGCCTGATGCACTGTCTACTAACTGCGATACTGTGCCACTAGGTTTCACACAAGTGATTGCAGTAGACTGTGGGATGCCTAAATCTTTAGAAATCTTTTTATTTGTTTCTACTGCCACTTCTTTTAGAAGTTGTAAATTAAAAGCTAAATTACTATTATCAGGTGATAGAACAGGGCAGTCAAGTATACCTGTTAGTGATACACCTAATAATCTTTCCTCTTCTGTATTAGACTTCCACACTTTACGTAGATATTTAAAATCTGTAAGTGTAGATTGAAATGTACCTAATATAGTAGCCATACGAACTTTATTTTTTAGTGATACTATATCATCTGTTTCACGTGCAACAACTTCAGTAAGGTTACAGAACTGATAAGGTCTAAGTATAATCTCACTGCATGGATTACAACCAAAGTAATGATTGGAATCACGTCTACCATTCTCAGATGCTTTTACTCTAGCTGCCTGCCTATTAAATATGCCACGTTCCCCTGATTTAGATTCATATAATGATGTCCACTCTCTCATGAATGTACCCATCTCAGGTTTACCTTTAAATGCTACAGAGTTATTAGCTAATGCTCTTTGCCCTTCGTTCTCCCACCACTGTCCTGATTTAGCATGACGCATTTGGTCATCACCTAAATTAGACAGAGAGATAAGTGCAGACCTACGTACTCCACCTACAACAACAACTTCGCCAATCTTACACATTAAATCGTGACACTCAATAGGATATAATCTTCTACCCTTTGCACCTTCAAACTTCTGTATACAAAACTTAAACAGGTCTATAAGAGGAGCAGGTCCTGATGCTCTACCACCAAAAGTTTTTAGTCTAGCACCTGCAGGTCTTACTTCTGACACATCCCATGTGGGTATCTGTCCTGCATATAATAAAGATATTAACTCACGTAATGCTCTTGACCATCCGGGTCTACTGTCACCAACCTTTATAACAGTAGATGACTTCTCGAAATGCTCATTTACTACAGGTAGTTTATCCACATTCTCCCTTTCAACAGAGAACCCTACACCTGTACCACACATAAGTATATACATACATTCATCAAAGCTACGTGGACTATCAACAGGTATGTAGCTACAGTTGTATCCTGCGACATGACATCTATCCAATGCTACACCTGCAGTCATCAACG